CGGCTCACCCCCCGTCGGCGCCCCCGTCGTCGTCGGCGTCGTCGTCGCCGGCTGCGCGCGTCAAGGCGTCGCCGAGGGCTCCCAACATGCTCTTGACCTGCTCGACGCCCTCGCCGCCCTCGACCGGCGCGAGCTTGAGCGACTTCTCAATCGCCGTGCCGGTCGCCGCGAGGATCGCGCGTTGGTCCTGGAAGGTGGGCCGGTCGAGCCGGGTGTCGTTCCATACGTTGTCCTTGCCGCCGAACGCCCCGATGGTGCACGGCTCCCACAGCTGCGCCCGCAGCTGCTCGGCGTCGGATTGCAGCGTGAGGGCGAGGGCGGTCCGGCGTGATGCGAGGTCGGCCCGGCGTACCTCGGTGGCGACGGCGACCTCGCCCGCGCGGTCGAAGGTGAGCGGGGGCTCGAACCCGGCGGCGATCTTGGAAACGGTCGAAGGCGACCGGCGGATCGCTTTCGCGATGAAATTCCGGCCCTTGCCCTGGGCGTGGAGGGTGCGCACCTGCTCGCGGTCGGTGTCGTCGATGGGTCGAGCCACGCGCGGCCACCCCCTCACCCGGACATGCGAACGCCCCGCCGCTGGTGTGCGTAGCGGCGGGGCGTTCGGTAGGGCGTCCGTTTCCGGGCACGCCGAGGTCGGTCCCGACTTTAGGTCACGAACCGATAACGGCGCAACCCGGAACGATCACGCGCGCGCGGGGCCCTCCGCGTCCGGACGCGCGGGCTGGTCGGCGAGCAGTGCCTCGGCGTACGCCGGTCGCAGCTGTCGGCCGGACGGCGGGCCGGGGAGTCGGACACCGACCGGCCGCGTCGGACGCAGCTTCGCCGGGTCTTCCAGCTGGTAGGCGAGCAGGACCGGCGCGGCGTCGGGCGGGCACACCTGGTGCGCCCACGCCGTGCGGTAGGTGGTGGCGAGCTGTCCGACGGCCTGTCGGACAGCGTCGGCGAACGTCGGATGCACGCGCATGATGACGGCGAGGTCGGCGGCGAGGTCGTCGTCGATGCGCAGTGACGGCCGGTCGCCGGCTGCGGGCGGGCCCGACTTCTTGGCCGGTCGCCGGTCGGTAGAGTTGTTGTTGCCCATGGTGGGGGTTGCTCCCATCTCGGTAGTCGGGCCCGTTCGTCATGTGAGGTGACGGCCGGGCCCGCATGGTTTCTTACTGGTCGTCGGCGGCGGCGCGGCGCTCGCGCTCGGTGCGGGCGCGGGCGGCCCTGGTCTCGCGCTCGTGGTCCTCGACGATGCCGGTCAGTTCGGCGAGCCAATCCTCGACCGCGGCTGTGTCCGTGCCCGGCTCCTTGCGCAGTACGGCGTACACGTGCGAGTCGGACACCTTGAGCAGCCGCGCGATGTCCGCCGGCTTCATGCCCTCGGCCTTGGCTCGCCGGATCATGACCGGCGTCGACTCGATCGCCTTCTCTCCGTTCTTGCGAGTCTCGGCGAGCTGGGCGAGGGCGTGCGCCATCGGGTGCAGCGCGACGGGGAACTCGGCCTCGATCATCGCGGCGCGCTCGGCGAGCATCTGGGACCGGCGGCCCCGGCGGAGCGTGCTCACGATGTCGAGCGAGGACAGGGGGCGGCTGTCGGTGACGACCGCCCCGGACTCGACGGCGGCGGTCAGCAGGTTGAGGGCGAGGGCGGCGAGCTGCGGGCGGCCGTCGAGCAGCCGGTCGAGCAGTTCGCGGGCGTCGGGTGCGGGCCGGGCCTCGATGCCGCGCTCGGCGAGGTCGCGCAGCGCGTCGGCCTGCTGCTCCTCGAACGTCTGCGGGTCCTGGTCACTGGTGCTCACGTGGTGGTGCTCCTGTCGGTGGTTGGGCCCGCCCTCGGGTGAGGGCGGGCGGGGCGGTCAGGCGGCGAACAGGGCGACCTGTTCGGGCTTGTGGGGCAGGCCGTCGAGGGCGAGCTGTACGGGGCGGAGAGGGGCCGTCACGGGCGCGGTGGGGCGCGGGGTGCGCGGGGCCTCGGTGCGCCACTGGGCGGCGACGGCGGCGGCCTCTGCGCGGTCGCGTGCCTCGGCGCGTACGCACCGCTTGCACAGGTGCCACCCGCGCACGGCGGCGAAGATCCCGTTACGTCCGCCCGCGAGGCGACCGCAGAACAGGTCTCGGGTTCCGGGGCGGCGGTAGTGGCCGGTCGTCTTGAGGGCGGCGCCGCGCACTGCGTAGGTCTCCACTGGGGGTGTCTCCCTTGCGGGGCCCGCCCTCGGTGGGCGGGCCCCTTCGGCGGTGTCAGGCGGCGGGGACGATCAGGACCAGGTCAGCAGCGGGCCACGGGTCGCACACGTCCCACGGGTTGTCGTCGCCGAGGTCGACGACGGGCCCCTCGTGGTCGGCCATGGTGGCGCACGACCCACACCCGCACGTCGGGTCGTAGGTCTTGGGGCGGGCGGTGTACTGGTCGTTGAAGTAGTCGGCGACGGGCAGACGCTTGCCGTACGCCACGAACGACGCGAGGACGGTGTCGCCCTCGACGACCTGCTCGGCGCGCACGATGCGGGCGGCGGCGGGGTCGACCAGCAGGGGGGCGTGATCCTCGTCGGCGGGGAGCGCCGTCACGACCACGGGGAAGAACTCGACGAACATCGTGTGTCCTTTCGGGGGTTGGGGGCGCCCGCGCGGGGCGCCCCCTCGGTGGTCGGTGGTCAGGCGCGGTTGTCGATGACGTGGGCGCGGACGGCGGCGGCGGCCTGCTCCCAGAACTTCCACTCGCCGTCGAACTCGACCCATCGGCCGTCCTCGCCCGTGATGTGCGCCTCGATGGGGCGTCCGGGCCACACGATGCCGCGCTCGGTGCCGTCCTCGAACACGACGACGTATCCGGCGGTCGACCACGCGCAGTACCAGCCGTCGCGCTTCACGTGGTCGGGGTACTCGGTCATGTCCTGGTCTTCCTGCGACATGGTCACGTCGCGGTACCGCTGCGGCAGGAAGGTGAGGACGCCGTACGGGCGCAGCTTCTCGACGGCGCGGGCGAACGCGCCCTCGCGGGTCTGCTGGCCGCTGAACACGTACTCGCGCGGGCCCAGCTGCGAGCCGTCGGCGGCGACGCGCTCGACGGTCCAGTACCCGTCAAGGGGCTTGCTGGCCGTGTTGAAGACTCGGTACTCGGTGCCGTGCATCTGGAAGGCGGAACGGCCCTGCTCGTCGGGCTCGGACAGCTTGGGCTCGGGCGCGGCCTCGCGGCTGTGCTTCCCGTCGCAGTCGTCACGGCCGGTCTCGACGCAGTCGCACGGGCAAGCGCAGTCCTCGACGGCGCGCACCCAGAACACGTACGCGTCACAGGCGTGTTCGCCGACGATCTCGGCGTCGGGGGTGCGGTACAGGCGAACGAGCAGGGTGTCGAACTCCTCGTCGGCGTCCTCGTGGTCCTCGGCGGTGTTCTCGATGTCGCAGGTCAGCCACGTGCGGGCGGCCTCAAGGTCCGGCAGGCAGGTGACCCGGTACTCGGGGTCGAGGCCGATCTCGTTCATGCCGACGTGGTAGCGGGTCCGGCTGGTGGCGTTCATCGGGGGTTGCTCCCTGGGTTGGTGTGGCGGGTGAGGTCCGCCGTGTTGTTGTTGTGGGAGCACTGTAACCACTTCTGAAGTGACTTCACAAGTCGTTTCAGAAGCGAGATCACAAAGGGGGTGCCGAGCAACTGCCCAGCACCCCCGGCCCGTTGGGCCCGGCCCCTACGCGGCAGGTTGCTGCCGGGCGGCGGCGAGGGCGACCCACAGGGCGACCAGGTCGGCCCCCCGCCACTCTCCGGACCGGCGGCCGTCGGCGGGCGCGGTGCACGCTGCGCCGGTCGAGCAGGCGACGACCGGCTCGCCGCCCGGACGGGTCCGGCCGGTCAGGCACCCGGCGCACCACGGGCACGGCTCGGCGAGGGTCGTCGACCGGCCGTCGCGGCCGAGGGCGCGTTCGACGGTCCGGCGGGCCCGGCTCGCGGTCGCCGCGACGTGGTCGAGCAGGCGGACCGGCATCGCCTCGAACAGGTCGCCCGCCGGTTCGTCGAGGGCCCGGCCCTCAAGCCATACGGCGGCCCAGTGGAGCCCGAACGCGCGTGAGCCGGGCGAGGTCTGCGCCTGGTAGTGCCATCGGGCCGGGTCGGCGGCGTCGGCCTGGTCCGTGATGAACCGGCCGCGGCTGTCGCGCGCCGGTCGTATGGGGCGCTGCACGTACTCGGCGACCGCGTCGGCGAGGTCGAACAGGTCGCGCTCGACCTCGGTCGCGGCGTCGAGGGCGTCGAGGTTGAGCGGGGCCGGGTGCTCGCGCAGCAGCAGGGGGAGCCGGCCGACGGTCGCCGCCGGCTGCTCGTCCTCGACGGTGTCGGCCTGCTCGGCGAGGTGTCCGTCGATGTACGCGCGGGAGTCGCGCGGCGGCCACTCGGCGGCCGGTCGGCGTCCGATGGCGGCGAGCAGGTCGCCCCACTGCTCGCGCACGGCGGCGAGGTCGACGGCGGCGCGGCGGGCGACCGGCGGCGCGGTGTGGTCGAGGGGGGTCGTCATGGTGGGCTGCTCCTGTGCTCAGTGCTGGCGGCGGGGGCGGGCGGGCCCGTACGGGGACTGCCACGCGGGGCGGTCGCGCGGGGCGACCGGCGGCGGGGCGAGGGCGTAGTCGTCCTGTCGGGCGTTGCGGGCGGCCTCGGCGACCTGGGCGAGGGCCTGGGCCATGGCGCGCACGGCCGGGGTGACGGCCTCGACCCACGCGCGCAGTGCCTTGCCCAGCTGCTCGACGGCGGCGCGCAGCTGCTCGGGGTCGATGTCCGGCGGCGTGGCCGGCTGCTCCTCGTTCATGCCGTGGCCGGGTCGAGGGCGTACAGGATGCGCTCGGCGAGGTCGTGGCGGCCGTTGGCGTACGCGAGGTCGTTCGGCAGGCCGAGGCGCGGCCGGGGCTCGTCGGGCAGGGCGGCCCGGACGGCGGCGAGCAGCTGCTCGGCGGCCTTGGCCTGGTCGCGGTAGTGGTCCGCGGTGCCTTGCATGGCGGCGCCGAGGCGGCGGGCGCGCTCCTCGACGGTGGCGAGCGCGATGTCGTGGTCGCGCTTCTGCTCGGCGAGGCGTACCTCGATCGACTCGGCGCGGTCGGCGAACGCTGCGTGTATGGCGGTCTGCTGGGCGTCGAGGGCGTCGCGGTCGCCGTCGAGGGCCTGCTCGATGCGCTCGGCGTAGACGGCGGCGGCGCCCATGGGGGAACCGGCGCGCATCCGGTGCGCGAGGTCGCGCACGCGGTCGAGGGTGCGCTCGGCGGCGGCCCGGTGGCGCTCGGCGTCGTTGCTGCACTGGTGCGCGGCGCGGGCTATCTCCTCGGCCTGCTCGGCGCGCTGCTCGGCCTCGACGATGGCGGCCTCGGCGGCGGCGCGGTGCCGGTCGAGGGCGCGCGTCGACCCGGCGTTCGCCTTGCGCGACTCGTCGGCGGTGCGCTGCTCCTCGGTGACGTACTCGCGCAACAGGGCGGCCTCGGTGCGCGAGAGGGTGCCGCGGTCGGCGCGGGCGAGCAGGATGTCGAGACCGGCCCGCCGGTCGCTGCGCTCGTGGTCGCGTCCCTTGGTACGGGAGTGCCGGCGGCGGCGCGGCGCGGTGGTGGTCATCGGTCGTTCTCCTCGGTGCGTTCGGTGAGCACTCGGCATGTGGTGCAGTGCGGGGGGCACGCCCGGCCCTCGCCGCGCGCGAGGCGGGCGAGGGCGCGGTCGGCGCGGCGGCGGCGCTGTCGGGCGGTCCCGTACGGCACGCCGAGGTAGAGCAGGCTCGGGGAGCGCAGCAGTCCGGCGCGGTGGGCGTAGTACCGCCACCCCTGCCCACGGGCCATGCGGGGGCGGGCGAGGGGGCCGGGGTCGCGGCGGCACGCCCACCGGCCGAGGGGCACGCCGGACGCGAGCAGCAGGGCGACGGCGGCCCCCCACGCCGTGCCGCTCACTCGGTGACCTGGGCGTCGAGGCCGGTCGCGTGCCGGTCGAGCAGCTTCCGCGTGTGGTCCATGCCGGTGAGCAGGCCGCGCGTGCCGCGGTTCACGCCGTGCTCGTCGCGGTACTCGTCGGCGTCGCGGCGGGCGAGGGCGGACAGCTCGCGCGTGTGCTCGGCGAGCAGGACCAGGGCGGCGGCGAGGGCCTGCTCGGGCGACCGGCGGGCGTCGTCGAGCAGTACGTCGCGCAGCGTGATGACCACGGGGTGACTGGCCTCGGCGTTGAACGCGAGGGCGCTCCGTACGTCGGCGACCCAATCCGTCGCCGGCTGCTGCGCCTGCTCGGGCGTGGCCATGGCGGCAAGGCCGAGGGCGGCGAGGTTCGGGTCGTCGGCGGGCAGCTGGTCGGCGACGGCGGCGAGCAGGGCGTCGAGACCGGCGGGGCGCGGTACGGGGGCGTCGTGAAGGGGGCACGGTGCGCCGGTCGCGTACGCGGTGTCGCACGCACCGGCCGGGCTCTCAAGGGAGTTGGCGAGCTGTCGCAGGATGTCGGCGGCCACGGGGCGGGGGAGGTTGCACGCCACGTCGGCCGGTCCCTCGTTCGGCACGGTGACGATCAGGCGGTGAGTGTCGAGCGAGGCGAACGCGACGGCGTCGGGAATGCGGGTCATGGGGTGGTGCTCCTGTCTCGGGTCCGAGGGGGTCGAGGTGGTGCTCACGCGCGCGGGAGGGCTCGCGACCGGACGCGCGGCCTGGTCAGAACGGGGGCTCGGTGCTTCCCTGGGTCGCCCACTGGTCGCCCTGGGCCTGCTGGCCGTATCCCTGCTGCTGGCCGTACGACTGCTGTCCGTACGCCTGCCGGGCGGGCTGCTGGCCTCCCTGGGCGTTGCCGGTCGCCTTGGTGACAGCCGCGGTTGCGCGGAGCAGCGACGGCGCGACCTCGTCGGCCTGTATCTCGTAGCTGCTGCGCTTGCTGCCGTCGGTGGCTTCGTACTGGCGCTGGGTGAGGCGGCCGACGACGATCACGCGGTCGCCGCGCTTGATGGACTCGGCGACGTGCTCGGCCTGCTGGCGCCACACGGCTACGCCGAGGAACAGGGGCTCGCCGTCTTCCCACTCGTTCGTCTGGCGATTGAACTTGCGGGGGGTGTTGGCCATGCGGAAGTTGGCGACGGCGGCGCCGCCGGGGGTGAACCTGAGTTCGGGGTCGGCAACGAGGTTGCCCGTGAACGTGATCGTGGTGTCGCCACTCATGGTTATGCGGCCCTTTCGAGGGTGCGGGTTGGGCGGGGGCGTAGGGGCGCGACGGGGGCGAGGCGGTCCTCGCGGGCGCGGGCGCGGGCGGCGCGGGCGGCGGCGTTCTTGCACGCCCGGCACTTCCGCGTTCCGTCCTTCGCGCGGATGGTGTTCGCCTGGTCGTAGGCGTGGCCGGCGGGGCAGTGCGTGACCGCGGCTCGCTGTGCGACGTGGTTGGTCGAGCGGAGGACGTTCACGCGGTGGGTGACGGCCTCAAGGTGGCCGGGGGCGACGCACTCGCGGCGGCGGCACCGGTGGTCGACCTCAAGGCCGGCGGGGATCGGGCCGAGGGCCTGCTCGTAGGCGTAGCGGTGGGCCTTGACGGTGCGGCCGGCGACCCAAAAGGTCCCGTAACCCTTCTCGTTCTGGGCGCCGTCCCACAGGTGGCAGGGGCCGGGGCAGTCCCGGCGGAGTGACCAGGGGCCCGCGGGGTTCACCTTGGCGGCGAACCGGGCGGCCGGGGTGGGCCGGTCCATGGATGTACCTCCGTCGGGATGTAGTGGCCTTGCCAGACAGACACACTTTCTGTCTGGACAGAAAGTTAGCAGACAGGGGGGCGCACTGGGCATGGGCGCACGCCCCCCTGTTCTGCGGCTACGCGGCGGCCTGGGCGTCGTTCTCGGGCTCGTCGAGGGTGAGCGTCCACCCCACGGCGGTGAGTTCGCCGGCGACGGCCTCGGCCACGTCCTCGGCACCCTGTAGGCCGTTGCCGTGGGCGACCTCGACGGCGGCCCGGATCGCGGCGAGGGCGGCGTCGGGCATCATCGCTGCGCGCCGGTCACGTGCCGGGCCTCGCGCCGTCCGCACTGCTCGCGGGCGACCGGCGGGCGCACCATCATGCGGGCGAGGGCGTCGAGGTCGCGCTCGGACTGCTCGGCGGCGGCGCGGCGGGCGGCGGCGGCCTGCTCGGCGGCCCGGCGCTGCTCCTCGGCCCGGCGCTGCTCCTCGACCTCGGCGGCGCGGCGGGCGGCGACCAGGGCGGGCCCGTCGACCTCGAACCACGTCGACCACCGGCCGTACCCGTGGTGCTCCTCGACGATCACGTACGCCCCCTGGTCGGCCATGTCGCGCGCGATGCGGCGGGCGGCCCTGCGGTCGCTGGTCGGCTTCACGGCGGGCCGGTCGGGGCGGTCGTCCCACGAACCCGTGATCCGGAACCCGTTCGTGTTCTTCGTGCGGTCGGTCGCCTTGGCACGGCGGCGGTGCGCGGCGCGCTCGGGGTGCTTCTGGTTCCGGTTCATGCGGCCGGCTCCCTCGGGGCGTAGTGCTGGGCGGTGGCGAGGTCAAGGCGGGACGGGTGCGGCTTGGTGCGGTCCGTGCGGCGCTTCCCGCCCTGCTGGCACGGCTGGCCGGGGCGGGCGCGGCACGTCACGTACGGGCACGTCACGTCGAGCGGGTCCGGCAGACCGGCGGCGGCGCGGCGCTCACGCTCGGCGCGCGTCTTGCGGAACTTCTTGAGTTCGTCGGCGACGGTGCGCGGCATGTAGTCGCCGAGGGCGGCGAGGCGGGCGGCGGCGAACTCGTTCCGCTCGTCGCGGGTGCTTCCGCCGGTCAACTCCCGGTACATCGACGGGGCGGCCTGGCCGGTGGCTATGGCGGTCCGGGTGTCGGCGAGGGCGGCGCGGTACGCCTTGTGGTTGTCCGGGTCGACCGGCGGCACGGGGTCGGTGTGGCGGCCGAGTACGTCCGCCTTGAAGGTGTGCCACGGGCGCGACACGTCGCTCGGCTGGAGCCGGTAGGCGCTGCTCGCGATGTGGTGGCGGACGACATGACCGGCGTGCCAGTGGCGGCCGTCGGGGTGCGGGGCGGTCGGCGGCACGTCTTGCAGCAGGTCGACCCACTGGGCGAGGCGTTCGTCGGCCTCGGCCTGGTCGGCGGGGGCGAGGCGGGGGTCGAGGCTCACCGCGTAGGCGAGCAGGGCGGCGACTTCTTCGCGGGTCACTGGGCGTTCTCCTGGGGGTTGAGGGCGGCGGCGAACATGTCGGCGGCGCGAGCCACGCGGCCGGGCCGGGCGGCGTCGAGGGGGATCACGTCGGCACCGGGCGAGGTCGGGGCCCCGGCAGGGACGGGCGGGAGCGCGGTCCAGCCGGGCAGGAAGTACCGGACGGAGCGCGGGCGGGAGCGGGCGCGGCGCCACTGCTCGCGGGCGTGGTCGACCAGGGCGGCAACGGATGTCCTCGCGACGATCGCCTCAAGGCGGAACCAGTCGGCCGTTTCGAGGGACCACTCGACGACGATCCCGGCGGCGGTGAGCGCGTCGCGGAGCGGAACCACGTTCACCGGCACGGCGGGGGTCGAGTCGTAGCTAGCTTGCTGTACCTCCGTAGGAGGTACAGCGGGACGGGACGGGTCGGGACGGGGGGACCGTGACGGTTCCTCGCCGTCACGGTGTGACCCGTAGTCCTGACCTGCGATGTCGTCGGGAAACTCGATCTGATTCGCGGACGGTTCGCGATTTTCCGGCCTCGGATCGTCGTCGATTCGCGGACGATTCGCCGACGAATCGCGCGGATTACGCTCCTGGTTCCGCTGCTCGGCGGCGCGGTCGCGGGCCCGCTTCTGGCGCTCGGCGGCGGCTGCTCGGTCGTCCTCGACGCGGGCGCGGGTCGGGTTGTAGGTCAGGAAGTCGTGCATCACGTAGTCGCCGGCGGGCGGCTGTTCGCACCGGGTGCAGTCGTGGCCGTGGGCATGCCACAGGCCGGACGCGACCAGCTTCCGGGCCTGGGGCGCGGTGCCGTACAGCTGGGCGACGACACCCGGTATCACGCCCTCGGTGAGGTGCTGGGCCGCGTAGGCACCCGCGCGGACCCACAGGCCGAGGGCGGCGTTACCGGCCTTGAGCAGCTTGGGGTTCGTGTGCGCCGTGTCGTCGACTTTGAACCAGGTCACGGGGGTTGTGCTCCTGTCGGGGATGGGGCGCCCGGGGCGAGGGGCCGGTCGGCTCGTCCTCGCCCCGGGGCGTTCACTGGGCGCGCTGGAAGTACGGGCGAGTCCGCGCGGGCTGGTGCTCCTCGCACCGCCACCCGCACACGTACGGGCGGACCGGCCGCGCCCCGCATCGGGGGTTGCCGTGATCGCACGCGGGCGGTGGCGGGGGCTCGGCGGCGCTCATGCGGCGAGGCCGAACCGGTCGGCGATACCGGCGCGGTGCAGCAGGAACCGGATCGCGTGGGCGGCCTGCTGGGGCACGACGCCGTTCCCCAACGCCTTGAGCTGCGCCGGTCGGGACAGGCCGGGCACGGCCGTCACGTGGCCGTGGGGAAGGCCCATCATCCACTCGACGAACTCGGCGGTCAGGCGGCCTCTATCGTCAGTTGGCCGGGGTGCCGGTCGGCCCGTCGCCGCTTCCCACCGCTCGACCGCGGGGCCGTACTGCCCCCAATCGAGGCCGCGGCGTTCGCCAGTGTCGGCGTCCCGTCCCCGTACTTCTGGTTCGGGCTCGCCTTGGTTCCGTCGCTCGCCCTCGGCGTCGGGAACATCGGCAACACGACCTCGGACAGCGGCGGCCGAAACCCCTCGCTCGACCGGCGTCCCGGCGTCCCCGTGTCGCTCGCCCTCGGCGTCGGCAGCAGGGGCGCGGCGTCCGTCAACGTCTCCCCGTACCCCTGCCCGTACGGCGTCCCGTCCTCGCGCCGGTTCCTCGACCCGCGCGAGTCGGCGGCCGTCGGCGTCGGCAACAGGTGCTCGACCTCGTCCGCGAGCGTCGGGCCGTGTCCGCCCCGCTTCCTCTTGTCCGGGTGCTGCGACCCCCCGTTCACCGCGAGTTGAGCGGTCGGGGTCTTGAGCAGCCGGACGACCGCCGGTAGGCCGTCCTCGTACCCCACGCCCTTGCTGTCCCTCGCCCTGGGCGTCGGCAGCTGCGCGATGCGGGCCCGCAACGTGTCGTTGCGGTTCCCGTCCGGGGCCCCCGGCCCGTTCCACTCGCTCGTGGTCGGGGTCGGCAGCAGGCCACGCGATGATGAAAACGCGCTCACGCTGGTGCGGGGCCCCGACTTCGGATGCGCGCTGCACGTGCCATTCCGCATCGAGCCCGAGGTCGGCCAAGTCGCCGAGAACGGCGCCGACAGCTCGAAGAGTGTCGGCGTCTCCGCCGTCCTCATCCACAGGCGTGCCGTCGAGTCCCAGACTGCGAACGGCCTTGGCGGAGAGGAGTCCGCGAACATTCTCGATCACTACCAATCGGGGTCGGAGGATGGCTATCGCGCGGGCGACGTGGAACCACAGGCCGGACCTGGTGCCCTTGATCACGCGCTCGGGCGGCGGGCCCGCCGGGTCGGCGAGGTCGCGGGCGTTGAGTTCGGCAACCGCGGCGGCGGCGGCCATGCCGGACAGGCGCGAGGGGACGGCCCCGGACGGCGAGGCGGCCTCACACGTCGCGTGGTCGTGGTCGCCCCACCGGCAGTTGCCGCAGAGCAGGGCGCCCGCGGGTAGGACCGTGTCGCCGATGACGCCCGCGCGCTTGCCGGCGAGGCTCACGTCTTGGCACGGGAAACCGGCGCACAGGATGTCGACCGGCTCGACGGCCGACCAGTCGACGCGGGTCACGTCGCCGTGGTTGGGCACGTCGGGCCAGTGGTGCGCGAGGATGCGCGCGGCGTACTGGTGCTTGTCGTCCGGGTCGTACTGGCAGTGCCACGCCACCGTGGCGCCGAGCAGGTTCATAACGGCCATGTCGAGGCCGCCGTATCCGCTGCACAGGGAACCGATCCGCAACCCGTCGGACACGTCGAGGGCGAGCTGTCCGGGTACGTCGGTGAACCGCTCGGCGATCAGCTGCTCGGCGCGGTCGAGGGTGCGCGTCATGCGGCCTCGCCCCCCGCCGTGATCGCGGCGAGCTGCTGTGCGAGGGCACCGGAACGCCACGCCTCGGCGGTCGTGTCCTTCCCGCCCTTGCGCCACGTGATCGCGTACGTCCTCGCCCTGGTCGGCTTGATCAGGACGCCGGGCACGTCGTGCACTTCGCCGGTCGTCTTGTCGGCCACCTTGGCGGCCCCGGCCGCGTCCATCTCGGCGAGCAATTCCGCGAGCTTCCACGGCCGGACCTCGCGCACGATCCGGGTCGTGGTCCACTCCTCGTCGGGCCACGTCTTGCGGACCCACCGGGCGAGGGCTTCCTCGTCGGTGACGACCGGCCCTGTCTCGCCCTTGCGGAGTGAGATCGTGGCGACCTGCTCGCCGGTCGGCAGGGACGCGACGACGCGCTCGGTCCCGTCGCGCTTCTCGGCGTCGTCGAGGGCCCGCTGTGTGCGTGCCTTCACGTCCTTCTGCGCGGCGGCCACCCGCTCGGCGAGCAGCTTCAACACTGCTGCCTCGGTGGCGAGGTCGCGCAGCGACTCAGTCGGCTGCGCGACGGCGGGCTCGGCGTCGAGCGGCTGCTCGCCGAACGTCGGCTCGCGACCGGCGGCGGCGTCGGCCTCGGCGGCGAGCCGGTTCATGCCGAGGCGGTCCGTGATCGTGTCGTAGTGGTGCTGATCGATCGGGTTGTCGAACGTGGGCTCGCTCATGCGGTCGCCGCCTTCGCGGCGTCGAGCAGGTCGTCGCGCATCTCGCGCAGCTGCTCGACGGTGCCCTCGGCCGACTTGCGGCCGTACTTGGAACTGAACAGCTGCTCGACCTCGGCGCGGTCGGTCACGCCCGCGCTGCGGGCGGCGTCGAACAACTCGCCCACGGCGACGGCCTGCTCGTCGTTCGGCTGCTGCTGCTGCTGCTGCTGCTGCTGCTGCGGGCGCGGGCGCTGCTGCTGACCGGCGGGCGCCTGCTGGGACTTCTGGGCGGCCTGCCTCTTCGCGGCGTCGACCTGGTCCAGCTGGGCGACGAACTCGGGCGGGGCCCCGGCGGCGACGGCGGCGGCGCGCACCTTCGCGAACGCCTCGGGGTTCTGAGCCTTCCGGGCCTGGGCGAGGTAGTCGGGGCGCTGCTGCTGGGCCGGGGCCTGCTGCTCCCACGGGCCCGCCTCGGCGCGGTTGCTGCGGCGCGGCTGCTGCCCGCCCTGCTGGCCGTTGCGGCGCTGCTGCGGGCGCTGCTGCCCGCGCTGCTGCCCGCCCTGCTGGCGCTGCTGCGGTGCGGTGGGGATCGGCGCGGTGTCCTGGTCGCTGTCGTCGATCGACCGGGAGTCGACCGGGATCATGAACACCGTGAACAACATGTACTTGAGGGCGGCGCTCATGGCCTTGTTGGTGCTCTTGTCGCCGCTGTCCATGGCTTCGCCGGGCAGGGTCACGAGCAGGCAGTCGCCGGCGGGCCCGTAGATGCGGTACAGCATCCGGAGGTTGGTGTGTGTGCCCTTGTCGCCGCGCGGGCGCTGCCGGTGCTCGACGACCTCGGGCGCGATGAAACAGCCGTGGTTGCGCATTGGGCCCGCCATGGCGGACATGGCGTCATCGACACCCCGAAAGGCGTAGTTCTGCTGCGTGTTCTGCTGGTCCTTGCGGACCGGCATCACGTCTTGCATCACGCCGTGGATGACCTGGAACACGCGCGGGGTCTCGGCGGGGGTGCCGGGCGGCGCGGGCTCGTACGCCGTCCGGATGGACGGGGCGCCCTCGACGGCCACGGGGGCCGGGGCGGGCTGGTTCGGGTGCAGCTGGGTGACGGTCACGGGCGCGGGCTCCTGGTCGTGCTGTGCCGGATGCGACCGGCGAGGCGGGTGATACGGCCGGCGAGGGTGATCGCCGAATCGGGGTCGAGCAGGTCGTCGAGGTCGGCGGCGATCGGGGCCTCGGCGGCCAGTGCCTCGCGGCTCCCGTCGGCGGCGGCGGCGCGCATCGCCCGTTCGTACTCGGGCACGTCGTGCCCGTAGATCGCTCGGTCGAGGGCGGCGACGTTCTCGCCGTGGTGGGCGAGCAGGGCGCCGAGGTCGTCGGGTGCCTCGGCGTAGGCGAGGGCGAGGTCGTCGAGCAGCTGCTCGGCGCGGGCGGCGATCGGCAGACGAACGGCGAGGCCGTCGGCCGTGAGCTGGGGGCGGATCATCGGTGCAGCTCCTCGGGCAGGGTCGGCGCGTCGAGGGCGAGGTCGCCGGTCGCGGCGTCGTACGTGTGCGGTCGGGTCCAGTCGGCGGCGGGGAATGCCGCGCGCAGCAGGCGGCGGGCGGCGGTGTGCGCGGCGCGGTCGGCCTCGATGGGCAGGCCGAGGGCGTCGTCGAGGACGACCCACGTCGCGAGGCGCTGCTCGCCGTCGCGGTCGGTGTTCACGGGGACGGTCCGCACCTGGGCGGTGCCCGGGGCGATCTGGTCCAACTGCCGGGCCAGTACGGCCGTGAGCGCGAGTCGCTTACGGGCGGCGAGGGCGCCCTCGACGGCGGCGGCGGCGCGGGGGCGGGCGGTACGCTGGGTGGTGTTCACGATCGGTACCTCTCGGGGTTCGGTCGGGGAGGGCCGTCCGGGTCGCGACCGGGCGGCCTTTCGTCGTTCAGGCGGCGGCGCGGTTCGGGGCGTCCTGCTCGGCCTGCTGGGCGCGGTGCGCGCGCTCGGCGCGGCGTAGGGCGAGTTCGGCCTCGGGCGCGAGGCGACCGGCGGCGCGGTCGCGGGCGATCCGGTCGAGGACACGGTCGAGAACACGCCGCGCGTTGGCGAACGCCACCTCGCGCGGGATGACGGTCGACGGGCCGGTCATGCGGCGGCCTGGGTGCTCGGCTCCCGCAGTTTCAGCAGGCGAGAGGCGGGGATGCCGTACTCGTCCTGTACGGCGGCGGCGAGTCGGGCACTCGGCGCGGTCTTGCCGGTCCACAAACGCCATGCCGTCGTGGGGGCAACTTTCAGCCGGGCTGCGAGGTCTGTGTAATGCCGGTCGCCCTTGTCGGTGGCAACTGCCACAAGGTGAGCGCGGTCGTACATGGGCCGTTCCTTTCCGGTCAGACAGGCTGCCTGTCTGGACAGAAAGTAACACCTATCTTTCAGGAGTGAAAGTTAGGAGAGGTTGTCACCGCCCTGTGACAGTGGGTGTTATGGCGTTGACAGGGGGGTACGTCCGATACAGAATCGGACGTACGTTCGAGGCAAGAGCGCAGGTCACGGCCTGTGTTCGTGCTGCAAGGGGGTGGAAAGGTGCAACGACGCGCCAAGTCTCAAACGCTATGTTTCGCGCGAGACAGCTACGCGCTACATTTCACCCATGAAAAACAGAAAGCACGGCGAGACCGACCGTGCCCACCGGTTCGCGGACTGGCTGCACGAGGAGCTGACCGCGCGGGGATACGACCTATCGGGGGCGCGCAGCGGGGGCAAAAGCCGCTTCGCCGAAGATTCGGGCATTAGCCCATCAACCGTCGGCCGACTGCTCGAAGGCAAGCGCGTCACGGACATGGACGTACTCGCCCGGCTCGCCGATCAACTCGGCGTCACCCTCGGCACGGTTCTGCTGCGCGCGGGCATCGTCGAGCGCGACGACCTGATCGCCATACAGGAGCCGGAGACCGGCCCCGACGCGATGACACCCGAGCAGGCCGCAACGGCCCTCAAGATCACAGACCCACATAAGCGCGCCGTCTTTGTGTCCATGGCGGAGACGCTGCAACAGCCACCCCCCGACACAGGCGAGGAACGTCTCGCAGAGCACTAAACGCACGGAGGCACCGTTGAACGGCCGCAGGATGTACGCCCCCACTGTCGCGATCCTCATTGCAGGCATCACCCTTGGCCTGCTCGGGATCTTCCAGGATGGGGGCGACGTATCGCGCGCCGGAATCCTGATTGCGTTCGCCAGCCTCCCCCCACTCTGCTACTGGCAGACGCAGCGCGCCCATGACGCCGTCGAGGACCAGGTCGCCGACGCCCACGAAGCCGGATACCGCCTCGCCCTCGAACACGTCGCTAAGGGCCTGCTCAGCAGGAAATCCGCCCCGCCGGACGGCGGGACGCACGTCGAGCCGGTCGCCGACCGCGCCACTCTCGACGGCGACCGCGCCGCCGGCGGAACCGCGGGGCCCGTTGTCCCCAACAACGTGCACCCGCTGAGGCTCATCCGCCCAGACCACGACGAACGGAAGATCGTATGACCCTTCCCGACATCCCCGCTACGTTCCACGGTTCGCCCCTCGCGGGCGAGCCGTGGATCGGCTATATCCGCGTGTCGACGTGGAAAGAGGAGAAGATCAGCCCCGAACTGCAACGGACCGCCATCGAGCAGTGGGCCGAGCGCACCGGCCGCCGCATCGTCGATTGGATCATCGACCTCGACGAGTCCGGCCGCCACTTCAAGCGCAAGATCATGGGCGGCATCGAGCGAATCGAGCGCCGCGAGGTGCGCGGCATCGCGGTGTGGAGGTACAGCAGGTTCGGGCGCAACCGGACCGGCAACGCGGCCAACCTCGCCCGCGTCGAGGCCGTCGGCGGCCTGCTCGAATCGGCAACCGAACCGATCGACGCCTCGACCGCCATCGGCCGGTTGGCGCGCGGCATGTACATGGAGTTCGCCGCGTTCGAGAGCGACCGCGCGGGCGAGCAGTGGAAAGAGACCCACGAACACCGGCTCGCCGCCAAGCTGCCCGCAACCGGCCGCCCGCGGTTCGGGTACATCTGGCACCGTCGGCGCATCCCCGACCCGACCGCGCCGGACGGCATCCGGCTGCAACAGGAGCGGTACGCGCTCCACCACGACCACGCGTCGGTGGTTGAGGAACTGTACGAGCGCAAGATCGAGGAACACGACGGCTTCAACTCCCTGGTGCACTGGCTCAACGAAGAGTTGGTGATCCCCACCATGCGCGGGAAGGCGTGGGGCGTGAGCAGCCTCTCGCGGTACCTCGACTCAGGGTTCGCCGCCGGCCTGCTCCGCACGCACGACAAGACGTGCCCGTGCGGGTACAGCAGCGGCACCAAAAGCCGGTGCCCCGATAACCGGTTCATCTACCTGCCCGGCGCACAGCCGCGCATCATCACCCCCGACCAGTGGGAGGCGTACAAGGAACACCGGAAGCTGACCAAGGCAACGCCCCCGCGGGCCCGAAAGGCGACCTATCCCCTTACCGGCCTGGTCCGTCACGGGTACTGCCGGTTCCACGTGAGCGCCGCGTCGTACACCAGCCACGGCGAGCAGCTGCGCGGGCACCTGCTCGTGTGCAGCCGACACAAGTCCGCGAACCGGCTCGACTGCCCCAAGGGCCTCAGCGTGAAGCGCGAGTACGTCGAGGGCGAGGTGTTGACGTGGCTCAAGCGCGAGGCCGCGCCGGGCATCGACGCCACGCCGTCCGTGCCCGCACAGCGGGCCGAGCTGGTCGAGGACCCGCGCGCCCGCGCGCAGCGTGAGCGGGCCCGGCTGCAAGTCGAGCTGTCCAAGGTCGAGGGCGCCCTCGACCGGTTGGTCATGGACAACGCCATGAACCCGGAGAAGTACCCGGCGGACAGCTTCGCGCGCGTGCGCGACCAGTTCGCCGGACAGCGGGGGACGATCATCAAGGCCATGGCCGAACTGGGGGAGGCCGAGGCAACACCGACCCGCGAGGAGTTCGTACCCCTGATGCTCGGCCTGGTCGCGGCGTGGGAGCACATGCAGCCGATCGAGAAGAACGCACTTCTTCGGCAGCTGGTACGGCGCGTCGTGTGCCACGACATCCGTAGGGAAGGGTCGCGCTGGATCGAGACGCGGGTCGAGGTGCATCCGGTGTTCGAGCCGGACCCGTGGGCCCCGATCATGGGCGAGGTCGTCGCCCGCAGGGACGAGCCGGCCGAGGTCGACGACCGCGCCGACGGCGAAACCCTGTTCTGACCAGCCCTTTTTTATTTGCCCCTTTAGGCGCACTGTTCCACGACTGTTCGCCTAAAGGGGCATCCCCGCCAGGGACTCGACGACGCCCTCGCCGAGCAGACAGCGGCCCCGGTACCTGACCAGGTACCGGGGCCGTTCCGTTCCGGCCCGCCGCGCCGCTCGGGGGATACGGCGACGGCGGGCCTCCCCGCTACCGTCTCACCGGGTCCGGTAGCGGGGGGCGTCGGACGCGCGCCACGGGACGCGCGCCGCAGGTGGCTGAACCCCTTGGGGGGCCGGGTGTCGCCTTGTACGCTCGGCGGTGGGTCGGCCCGGGGTACGCAACACTCCGGGGCGGCCCATCTTCCCGCCGGTCATACGTGGTACGTCGTTCCCCAGCGCATCGCGCCGCGGTTGAAGCAGTCGGCCGCGTGCTCGCCGAGCGCGGCCTGATCGGCCCCATCTGCGAGCGGATCGAACAGCACGTACACGCGGACCGGCGTCCCGGTACGGACCAAACGAATCCAGTCGAACGATGCGGCTACGCGCACCCTGTACGTGTCGTGGCCGTAGTCGAGCCACGGCAACCCCGCCCGCACACGGATGCGGTGCCCGATGTACGGCGCGCGGGCGTCGTGCGGGCCGAGGTTCATCGCGCCGGCGAGCCTGCCCATACCCGCGTTGATTCGCTCGACGTTCTCGTGTGCGAGCCGCGGCGGCACGTGGTACGCGAGCAGCTGCGCGACCTTGATCCCGGCCATGTCCTGTATGCCGGTCGCGAACCGAACGCCGGAGATGAATTGAGGGCCGGGCGCTTCGTTCACTGCGGTCGTGGTCGTCTCGGGCATGGTCACGACGCCTTCACCTCCGCCCACACCGACTTGCCCATCGGGATGTCGTCGATTCCCCAGGCGCCTGGGCACAGCGCGTTGAGGATGATCAACCCTCGCCCGCGGTCGCGGTGTTCGGACTCGGGGCGGACCTTGGGCACTCGGCGCACGGGGTCGTGTACCTCGATCCGGGTCCGGCTCTCGTCGGCGTCGAGCACGACGCGTACGGAGTCCTCGGGTTCGGTGCCGTAGCGAATCGAGTTGGTGACCAGCTCGCACGCGACCAGGACGGCCGTAAAGACGTGGTCCTCGGATGCGCCCGGAACGTGGTACGTCACGAACTCCCGTACGAAGTCGCGGGCCGCTTTGGCGGATTGGTACTCCCCGGCCAGTAAGAGAATCGGCGGGGGGCCGACAGCGGGTGTGCAGCAGGCGGGCAGACCGGCCCGCCGTAGTTCGATCATGCTTGTCCCCTCACGGGTGAGCGCCAGAGCGCGCAGGTATTTCGTAGCACGCGCCGGGCAGCTTTGACCTTTCGTTACGACAGATTGCTCCCCCAACTCTCCTTAGTGCAAGCCCTATCGTGTCACCGTAGAAATTTGCATATGCCGGTAGGAGGGGAGCCCAGCGTGTTAAGTACGCAGGTGACAGCCGATGACGGGTGCGGGCAGACTGTCGAGCAAGCCACGGAAGGGGAGGGCAAGGGAATGAGTGCGCCTACAGTGCGCCGCCGGCGCCTCGGTACGAAGCTGCGAGCGCTTCGCGCCGAACTCACCCTCGAAGAAGTAGCCGAGCGCTCCGAGGGCCTGTTCGTGTACTCGAAGCTGTCGAGGATCGAGACGGCGAAGAGTCCGGCCAAGGCAAAGGACATCGACGCCCTGCTCGACCTGTACGTCACGCTGGGCCGGGACGTGAGCGACGAACTGCGCGCCGCGCTGCTCACGCTCACCAAGGAAGGCGCACAGCGCGGTTGGTGGCACTCGTACCGTGGCGTCCTCACGCCCGTGTACGAGGATCTGATCAGCCTTGAAGCTGAGGCCGAATCGGTGTCGTCGTGGCAGCTGGGCGTGATCCCCGGCCTGCTCCAGACCGGCGAGTACGCCCGCGCGCTCATGCGCGCAATGGCCATGTCTGAGGCGATCGAGGCGCGCGTCGATGCCCTGGTCGAGGTGCGCCTCGCGCGGCAAGCGGTGCTGACCCGCGAGGACCCGCTCGCCCTGTGGGCAATCGTCGCCGAGCAGGCTCTACGCTCGACATCCGAGGGTGACGACGTGATGCATGAACAGCTGGGCCGGTTGCTGGCCATGGGCAAGCGGCCGAACGTGAACGTACAGGTGCTACCGGCCAACGCGCCGTTGCACATCGGACAGCTGGGCAGCTTCACCATTCTGGGCTTCGGCCCCCATGCTGACCTCGACGTGGTTCACACGGAGGGTCTGACCTCGGCTCTGTACGTCGAGGAACGCGAGCAGGTCGCCGCTCACCGGGATGCCTGGCAGCGGCTCACCTCCGCCGCGCTCTCGGTCGAGGCGTCGGCGGAACTGATTACCGAGATAAGGAAGAACGCATGACACATGTTGACGACGCCTCCACCCTGCCTGTCACGTGGTGGAAGTCCACGTTCAGTGACAGCGGTACGCAGTGCGTCGAGTGCGGCATCGTCGATGCCGAGACCGTGGCCGTAAGGGACAGCAAGGAGCCGCACGGGCCCGCGCTGCTGTTCGGCCGTGCCGCGCTGTCGTCGTTCGCCGCGGCGGCGGCGGCCGGTCAGTTTGGCCAGATGTAAGGGAGCCACACGCGCAACGACGGCCCGCCCCCGCGGACATCGGGGGCGGGCCGTCCGTCGTGCGGGCCCTGGGCGGGAGCCTACGGCGAGCAGGCCGCCGGGGGAACATGACAACGCCCCCCGTACGGCCACAGGGGGCCGTACGGGGGGCGCTGCTTATGTGCGGGTGGCGAACTGCCACAGGGTGAGTGCGAGGCCGACCAGGCCGACCAGGGCGGCAATGCTCGGCAGGGGCCACCGGGCGCGTTCGAGGGCGTCGAGCCGGGCTATGTCGCGCTTCTGGCGCTCGGTCTCCCCTCGCTCGACGGTATCGAGGCGTCCGTCGTGGTCGTCGAGCCGGCGGGCGTGCTCCTTGATCTGCTCGTCGGTCTGGTCGTGTCGCTGCATGAGCAGGGCGAGGGCGCCGTCGGTGCGGGTGAAACCCACTTCGATCGTGCGCCGGATGCGCTCCAGTTCTACCGCGACGGCGGCCGGGTCCGACGGCGAGGGACTGGTCGTCACTTCGGAGTGCCCCCGGCGTCCGGCGCGGTGTCGACCAGGCCGAGGCCGAACCGGTCGAGCAGGGCCTCGACGGACGGCAGGGCCATGACGCGCGCGAGGCCACCGGCGGCGGCGAGACCGGCGGCGACCCACGGCAGGGACTCGGGCACGCCGGACGCGTCCACGACGGCGGGCAGGGCGACGGCGAACCCGACGATGCCCTGTATGACGGTGCGTACGGTGCGCTTGTTGGCGTCGGTCATGCGGTGGTGCTCCTGGTTCTGTGTGGGCGAGCAGGAAGTGGCGGCGCGGTCACGCGGTGACGGTGAACCCGTGCTTCCGCGCGAGGGCGTCGAGCGAGGCGCGGCCGGGCAGGCCGTCGGCGGCGGCACCGGAGTACCCGCAACGGCGCTGCCACGCCGCGTACGCCGTCTTGGTCTGGGTGCCGAAATGCCCGTCGGCGTACTTCTTGGCGAGCAGCCCCTCGGCGGCGAGGGCGTCCTCGACGACCCGGGCGCCCGCGTACGAGACCGGCGTACCGGCCTTGGCCGGGTCGGTCCGGGCGGCGGCGAGCAGCTTGGACAGGTCGACCACCTTCGCCGCCGGCTTCGGCGCGGCGGGCAGGGTGCCGAGCAGCTTCCGGAGGGTCGATTCCCCCGGCACGCCGTCGGCGTCCGACCCGCTGTACCCCAACGACTTCTGGTAGTCGGCGTAGTTCTCGGTGTCGGCGTCCGACCAGGTCGGGCCGGGCCCCTCGGCGTAGTGCGTCCCGAACCCCTTCGCGACCAGGGCGCGGCCGACCTTGGTCACGTGGTCGCCCTTGGCGCCGTACCCGTAGGCGAGGCCGCCGATCGTGACGCGGTAGCGGGCGACGCCGGTCGGCTCGTCCGGTGCGGTGCTGCCGGTGAGCTTCTTCGCCCGGCGGACGATCTCGGGCAGCTGGGCGACGATCCGCGAGCCGGGGCACGACGTGTGTCCGCCCCACGCGCTACCGCCGAGGCCGTGGTACGCGAGGCCGCGGTCGCTGGTCGACGTGGCGACCTTGAGCGGCACGTCGTGGGTCACGTGGGCCCACGCCAGTACCTCGGCGTTGCGGTCGAGCTGGGCGTCGGTGAGGGTGTCGCCGCCCTGTCCCTCGTTCTCGACGGACAGCCACGCGGAGTTGCCCGCGGCCTGGGCCCACGCGCGGTCGGACGTGTCGACCCACTGCGTGAGGGCGCCGCCCTTGCCGGTGCCGAAGTGGGACGACGCGCGGGCCTTGCTGTTGCGGAACCACGAATCGGTTCCGCTGAGCGTTCCGGCCATGATGTGCACGACGACGCCGCGTACCTCGGCCTGCCCGTTGTTGGTGTAGTTGACGGCGATCGGGCGCCATGTGGCGCCGGGCATACGTGCCACGGTGGGTGTCTCCAGACATGAAAAAACGCCCTCGGCGCGGTGCGCGGGGCGTGCGGGCAGGAAGGGCGATCAGGCGGCGAGGGCCACGATCGGGATGTCGTGATCGGCGAGCGCGGTCGCGGCCGTCGGGCTGACCGTGGTCGGCAACGTGCTCTGTGCCGCGATGTACCAGGCGCGCGGGAACGGCGTCGTGGTCATGAAGAAGTTCGCTGCGGCGACCGGCGCCTCGTTCTGCACGTGGTAGAACGAAAAGTCGGCTGTACCGCCCGTGGTCATGAGCCACGCCACCCAGTACCGGCCGGGCGCGAGGGTCGTCGAGGTGAACGACAGGGGCACGGCTCCGATGTGGTTCGAGTCCATGGCGGGCAGCGTCCCGGTTTCCTGACCGGCCATGGTCAGGGCGACATTGCTCGACGCGACGACGCGCGTCCCGTCCTCGCGGTAGATGCCGGCCATGTACCTGTTGGTCGTCACCCCTCCGTACCCGCGGGCGAACATCACGGCCTTGGTGACCGTGGTCGACTCCGTGATGTTGACGCCGGTCAGGTACAGGCGTTGCGGCGCGAGGTACTTCGCGACGGGGTTCGCCACGCCGTACGGGTCGCACGCCCACGCCTGAAAGCCGAGGGCCTGGGGCGTCCACACGTTCTTGGGGACCACGGTCGGCATCTGCGCGACGGGGATACGCGTCGTCGAGTCGAGGGAAGCGACGCCGTTCGCCGCGGCGCGCGCGGTCGTGGCGAGGGCGCCCACGGCGGCGGCGGTGTGGGTGTGCGCGGCGGTTGCCGCTCCCACGTCGCCGGCGGCGAGCACGACCGTGCCCGTGTACCCGTTGACGGACGCGACGGCGCCCCCGCCGCTCGATGTGGGCAGCTGGGCGGCGGGTACCTTCCCGTCCGTGCCCAGCTGCGCGACGCCGTTTGCGGCCCCGGCGGCGGTCGCCGGGATGGCGCCCACGTCGGCGGCGGCGAGGACGACCGCGGCAACGGACTGCCCGTTGACGGACTGCACGACGCCCGGTGCTCCGGGGGTGCCGGGAGTACCGGCCGCGCCCTGGTCACCCTTGACGCCCTGGGGGCCGACCAGGGACGCGAGCCACTGGGCGCGGGTGCCGCTGTAGCCGGCGGCGACGGCGACGGCGTACGCGTCGGCGCCTGCCGGTCCGGTGCTGCCGGTGTTGCCCTTGACGCCCTGGGGGCCGACCAGGGACGCGAGCCACTGCGGCAGGGTGCCGGTGAACCCCTGCTCGACGGCGACCTCGTACGCGCTGTCGCCGCGTACCGCGACGTAGTTCGGTGTCGAGGGGTCGGTCGGCGCGATGTCGGCGAGGTCGACCTCGGGCGACTCGCTCGGCAGCAGGATGGAGTACACCCGGTTCACGGCGACGCCCGCGAGCTGTTCGGCGACCTGGTACGACCAGTCGTCGGGGTTCATGCCGGGTGCGTCGGTCGCCGGTAGGACGACCTCGAACGCCCCTGTGGAGTCGAGCGGCGCGGTGACGGGCCCGCCGAGGATCACGTCGTACGCGCCGAACGTGACCAGGCTCGGGGCCCGCAACACGACCTGTCCCGTGAGCGGGCGGCCGTCAGGCGTCAGGAACCGGCCGGTCAGTCGTACGGTCGGTATCCCCTCGGGGAGCGGCATCGGTGGTTTCCTCCATGGGCGGTGGGGTGAAGAGGTTCGGGTCGTTGCCGGGGGCGGGCAGGGTGCCGCCGCTCTCGGGGTCGGGGGCGGGCGCGGGCGTGGTCACGGGGCCTCCGAGGGGGTGAATGTGTTCCTCGTGTAGACGCCCAAGCAATTCGTACGGATCGCGCCCGTGCCGCTGCGTACGGAGTGCTTCAACCGGTAGTTGCAGTGGTCCATGAACCCCTGCCGTACGGGCTTGGTGATCTCGTGGAGCGTCCAGCCGTTCGAGGTGTTGGCGACCCACGAATCGATCTCGCCGAGGCCGTCGTCGAACGACACGTCGGCGGTGACGCCGGCGGGGGTGTACGTCTCGAACGACGCGTACAGAACGGCGTTCATCAGCCGTGACGCGCCGGTCCACGCCGTGGTGGTCGTGGTGCTGCTCGTCTCGCGCCCGGACGTAGGTTGCATGGGGATCGGTGTCGAGGGACGGCCGAGGAATCCGTCGGCGTAGGCGTCATCCATGACGATGACTTCGCCGTCGCGCGACCACATGCGGACCATTTGCGCGTTGCCGCTGTTGAAGTCGTCGCCGATGGTGAGTGCGGCGGTGCCGCCTTCCCGGCCGAGGCCAACGCCCCAGTCACCTTGCGGGGTCTGGCCGACGATGAACGTCCGCTGTCCGCCGGGGGTCTGGGCGATCAGCTGCCCGCCCTCGCCGATCAGTACGTCGCCGGCCAACACCTGGTTGAGGGCGGGGCGCATCTGCGCGCGCCCGCGCAGCTGCCGTACCTCGCGTTCGAGGGCGGCGATCCGGTCGAGTACGTCCTGTGGGACGAACGGCATTACGGGGCCTCCAAGTAGAGCTGCGCGGTTTCGGGGCGCCCGCGCTCGGGCGGGCTCACGCTGATGCCGACCACGCGGTACCGGGCGTCGAGGGCGGTCGGGTGCCACAGGTCGCGGATGCGTAGGCGGATGGTCGAGCCGACCAGGCCGGGCGTGATCGCGCCGCCGAGGCGGACCGTGATTTCGGGGATGGTCACCGGGTTGCGGGCGGCGGCCTGGTCGGCGCGTGCGTAGGCGTCGAGGGTGTCCTGTCGCTCTACGGTCGTGTAGTCGCTCGATCCGTCGAGGCGCGGCCACCCGGCGGCGAGGTCGTCGTCGGCGACCAGGACCGGCGACGTGAGCGGGAAGGAGTCGGCGGCCTGGTTGGTGTTGATGGACGCGCCGCGGGTCTGCCACGCGTTCGCCTTCCGGGTGGCGTCGACCGGCCACGTGTAGGAGAGGACCGGCCCCGGATGGTCGAGGACGACCTCGGACGCGCCCGTACGGATCGTGGGGTGTCCCAGCTGCAACCGCTTGATCCGGCGGCCGTCGCTGTCGCGGAAGGAAGCGACGCGCCACTCGAACCCGTTCTCGACGGCGGCGAGGTCGTCGAGCAGGTCGCCGATGCTCGGGAGGTCGTAGCGCAGGTACGTGCGGTCGCGCACGATGCCGGACGGGTCGGCGTCGTACGTGATGCCGATGTCGCCGCCGGTCGCGTTCTGCGCGTAGTCGACCAGGCCGCGCGCTATGTCGAACTGGTCGACCTGCTCGGCGATCTGCGTGTCGTACAGCAACCGCCGGTAGAGGTAGCTTTCCCACCCGCCGGCCTGAATCTGGGCGCCGAGGAAACCGCGGCTGTCCGAGGCGAGGGCGAGCGTCCACAGGATGCCGCCCCACCACAGGTCGCGCCCGCGCTCGACCCATATCCCCGTACGGCCGGGCAGGATCGCCCGGCGGGCCCGCTCGGCCATGGCGCGGTTGGGGATCGGCACGGTGCCGGTGAACCGGCCCGTTTTGCCGATGTAGTCATCGAGGGCGACGCCCTGTACGGGCAGGGCGTCGAGCAGCTGGTCGGTTCGCAGGTCGCAGAACAGGACCCGGTACGGGGGCGCGGCGCGCACGGCTCCCCCCGTCACGGCAGCAGGAACGTGTGAGAGACCCTGATGTTCCGGTCGCTGCGCAGCGCGCCGTTTCCGGTCCACGTCCGCAGCGTGATCACGCCGGACGCCGACAAGCGGGCGGCGCCCTCGCCGTATCCGTCGGACACGGATATGTCGGCGTCGAGGATCGGGCGCCACCCGCTCGGCAGGGTGCCGATCGTCTCGTCGTTGATGTTGCCCGCGGCCGGTACGTCCAGCTGCGCGCCCTTGCGGCTGACCTCGGCGACGAACTGACACAGGCCCGTATCCGGGTTGCGGCGCGCGGCGAAGCTGCTCAGCGTGTACGTGGACGCGATGACGAACCCGGTCGCGGTCGACTCGGTCCGGCGCGGGGCACGGTAGGTCTGCCACTCGCCGGCCGTCGCGTTCCAGCGTTCCAGCACGCTGCCGTTGTCGCGGTACTGGCCGTCGTACGAGCCGTCGAAGTTGAGTCCCCACCCGCGCGGGATGATGCCCCCGGCGGCCGTGGTGTAGCGCCGCCGGTCGCCGAGGGCGGTCCCCCAGTTGATGCCGCCCACGCCCGCCGAGGTGCCTGCGGGTACGGTCACGTCCCACAGGCGCAGACTCGCCGGCTCCAGGGTCGGCGCGGTCGGCGTGGCGTTGGGGTCGCCCTCGACGACCTCGATACGGGCGAGGTTCTGCCCTTCCTGGTCGAACAGGGCGTCGAGGACACGCACGGCCACGGTGTCGATACGGCCGAACTGCGCGTCGCCGTCGGTGAACGTGAGGGTGACCGGTCCGTCGTTGGCGATCGGGTACGCGCCCTGGGCGTCGGTGCCCTGTACGTACGCGCGCCCGGCGCCGATCTGGAGTTGCATTGCGGCGACGCCGGTCGCGGCGAACGGGTCGCCGCCCGGTAGAACGCCGTCGCGGACCCTGATCGGCGACTCGTGCGCGACGGGCGATACGGGCGCGAGGCGGGTGTCTTCACGGGTCTGCGCCTTGGGCAGCAGCCATGCGGAACGCACGGTCACGGGGGTGTCTCCTTACCAGTAGGCCGGGCGGTAGCGCACGGTCGCGGTCGCGGCGGGGTCGCCGGCCGCGGCGCGGAATTGCAGCTGTGAGGGGCCCGGCGGAAGCGTCCATGTCTGCTCGGGCACTGAGCGCGAGGTCGCGGTGTAGATCCGCGAGGCGGTCGCGTTGAGCGTGACCGTGCCCGCTGCGGTGTCGACGGCGAGCACGTCCTCGGCGGCGAGCGGGATGTCGTATTCGAGTACGTCGCCCGTGTCCACGTTGGTGATCGAGGGCCGTTCCACCGGGCCCCGGAACTCGATCAGGGGATGGGTCGCGGCGTCGCCGGCGTTGACGACCGACAACGTGCCGGTGCTGCCGGGGGTGCCGAAGTCGAGCGGCCACGACAGGCCGCCGGACGGCGAGCCGATCAGCAGCGACGACGTGCCGATCGGAACGGGTGCGGCGAGGACGTTCGGGAGGAGTACGACCGGCTGTGCCCACGCGGCCCCGGCGGGCGCCGAGGCGGCGAACGTGCCGTCGCCCTGGTCGCCGGTCGAGTCGGCGAGGTACGCGCCGGACGCGTCCCACCACCGGAGGATGATCGTCGCCCCCTGGGCGGCGGCGAGGGACGACGTGAACGCGACCTCGGCGCCGACCGAGACCGGCCACCCGTAGTCGCTCGCTTCGGCCGACCAGACCAGTTCGCCGCCGGCGGTCAGGGGGCGCACGCTCACGGTGCCGGTGCCGTCGCCGGCGAGGACAGGGTCGCCGTCGGTCCACCAGCGCCAGAGTTCGCCGACGCCGGCGGCCTGGTCGGCGTCGAGGGCCTGCTCGGGGTCGGTGTCCCACGTCAGGCCGCTTTCCGGCGCGGGCAGAGTCGCGGGGGCGACCTGTTCGACCAGGCCGTACCGGCGCGGGTCGGTCGCGACGAACTCGACCGCGCCGCCCGTGATCGTGCCGAGGCGGTAGCCGAGCGTCGCCGGTATCGCCCGGCGGGTCGCGCGCGCCCACGCGAGCAGGGGCCCGCGCTCGTCGAGCCACGCGACGAGAGGTAGTTCGTCCTCGACCGGCACCGTGCCCCGGTTGAGAGCGGCGACGACCGCGCCGACGGACGCCCGCGGGGCCCGGATGACCAACCCGTCGAGGCCGATCGTCCGGGCCTGTGCGAGCAGGCCGCCGGGGAACGCGCCGTGCGCGTCGCTGCGCGGCACGGTCCCCGAGTCAAGGGCGGGAAGTTCCTCCCACCCCGTGATGCCGCGCCACCGGTACGCGGTGCCCGTGCCGAGCAGCAGGTCGCCGTACTGGACCTGTCCGGGCCGGGTGACCTGGTCGCCGATAGCCATCGTCACCCCCTCGCCTTGGCCAGCCACGCGAGCGCGCGGGCGTTGTCGTCGGGGGTGCCGTTCTCGGCGGCGTGCCAGTGCTCGACGTGCACGGTCGCGCCAGACGCCGAGGCGGCGAACGGGTTCCCGTACGCGCCCGCGCCCGCGAGGGCGGGCGAGAGCGACGGAACGGCGGGCGGGGTCACCAGGTTGCGCATGGTGCGATCGAGCGCGCCCGCGCCGCCCTCAATGCCCTTGACCAGACCGGCGGGAATCCACCGGCCGACCTGTCGGGCCATGACCTTGGACGGCGACGCGATGCCCAAGGCTTTCGCGATCGGGCCGGGGATCATGTTCTTCGCGAAGCTGATCAGCTGCGACTTGAGCCAACTGCCCATGGACTTCACGCCGGACAGCAGGCCGCGCACGATGTCTTTGCCCTTGTCGACCAGGAGCGAGCCGAGAGACCCGATCGCCGAGGAGATCCGGCCGGGCAGGCCCTTGGCCCACGCGATAGCCTCGCCCGCCTTGGAGACGACCGAGTCTTTGAACCGGCCGAGGGCGGACCGCGCGCGTTCCGCGAGCTGACCGGCCAGCGGGGCGAGGGCGTTGTACGCGCGGCCGGGCAGGCCCTTGATCCAGTCGACGGCGGCCGATATGCCCTTGCCGACCCACTCGCCGATCTTGGTCGCGGCCTCGCCGATCAGCTTCCCGGCGTTGGATACGGCCGTCTTGGCCAGCTCCCACGCCTTGCCGAAGTCGCCCGAGAGCAGCGCCACGATGGCGCCGATGATCGGTACGACCACCTGCTCGATCACGGCGGCGAGGCCGTTCGCGAGGATGCCCGCGAGCTGTCCCACCAGGCCGATCAACGGCTCGATGATCGGCATCAGGGCGTTGAGGGCGCCGATCAGCAGCTCGCCGATGGCGGGCAGCAGGGGCGCGAGGGCGACCAGGATTTGCCCGAACGCCTCGCCGATTGTGGCGAGGGCGGGCGACAGGGCGACGATCAGCCGCGCCAGGATCGGCAGGACCGTTTCTGCAAGATCGCCGAGGACGGTCGCGAACGGGGCGACCAGGCCCGGCAGTTGGGCGAGGATCGGGCGCAGCGCGCCGGCGAGGGCGTTCGCCAGCAGCAGGACGACCGGCGCGGCCTGGGCGATTACGTCCCCGATCGCCGTCAGCAGCGGCGTAAGGGCGGGGAGCAGGGACGCGATCAGCTGCCCGACGATGGGCAGGACCGGCGACAGGGCGTCGATCAGGACGCCGAACGCATCGGCGGCGGCGGCGAGGACCGGGCCGAGCGCATCGACGATCGGCTGTAGGCCGTCGCCCAGTGCCTTGACCAGGCGCGCGAGCGGCGGGCCGAGCGAGGCGAGCGCGGGGCCGAGCGCGCCCGCGAGGGACTGCACCAGGGGGCCGAGCGCGCCCGCGAGGGCGGACAGGACCGGCCCGCCCGCCTCGGCGAGGGCACCGATCAGGCCGCCGAGCGCGGGCAGGATCTCGCCCACCGCGCCGAGCAGGCCGCCCAGTCCCTCGGCCGCGCCGCCCGCGCCGGTCGCGACGCCCTCGAAGAATCCGCCGAGGCCGTCGCCGACCGCGCCGAGGCCGGTCGACAGCGCGTCGATGACGGGCCCGGCGGCCTCGACGGCGGCGACCAGGCCGGGCATTGCCCCCTTGGCCAGTGCGCCGATACCGGCGACCAGTGGCTCGACCAGCGGGGCGACGCCCTCGAACAGGGCGCCGATCTGCGGGGCGAGGTCGTCGAAGATGCCGCCCAGCTGGTCAGCAGCGGCAACGAAGGGCTTTACCAGGGGCTCGGCAAGCTCCTGCATTTTGCCCTTGACGTGCTCGGACAGGTCGGTAAAAGCGCCCTTGACCTGCTCGTTCTCGGCGAGCACCTTCGCGCCGAGGCCGATCACGGCGAGCGGGACGGCGGCGAGCGCGCCCGCCGCGACCACGGCGCCGCCGGCGAGCAGCTTGGTACTCGTCGCCGCCGCGCCGATCAGGGGGCCGATACCGGCGAGGCCGCGCCCCGCTTCCTCGGCGCCCCCGCCGATGCCGTCGCCGAGGGCACCGCCCATCTCCGCGCCGGCTACAGCGAACCGGCCGCGCATGTCGCGCAACCGGCCGTCCGCGTCCCGCTGGAGACCGGCGAGCGCGGCCTCGGTCCGGTCGACGCCCCGCTGTGCCCCCGAGTCGTCGAGGTCGATATAGCCGGTGAGTTCGCCGATGGTGAGGGACAAGGTTCACCCCCCACCGCGCGTGCCGCGCGCTATTCAGTTGTCGTGCTGATCACCGCCCCGTGAGCCGGGCGATTTCGTCGGGGTCCGACACCACGCGGGGCGTGCTGCGCCACGCGTGCGCGAACCGGGACTCGGAAGGGAGGCCCGACAGGCGGACCAGGAACGCGCGCGTGGACAGGCGCGCGATGTCCTCGGCCGACAGGCCGTAGGTCTGGGCGAGGTCGGACTCGACCGCGCCCCAGTTGGTCAGGACCGCTTGCCAGAACTCCGCGGCTTGGCCTTGGCCTTGGGCTTGGCCTTGGCCGGGGCCCGCCGCGGTGCCGCTTTTCCCTTGGCGTCCTCGCGTTCGTCGTACAGCTGCGCGGCGCGCTCCATGGACACGACGCCGGGCTCGGCGACGTTCGCGGTCGCCCACAGCAGGACGATGCCGAGGTGACGGTCGGACATGCCCGCCTCGGTCCAGTGGTCGACCGCGTCCGGGCCGAACATCGAGCCGAGCAGCCGGCGGATGTCCTCGGGTCGGGCGGAGTGCTGCACGCGGTGCAGCTGGAGCGTGAACAGTGCGGGCAGGGTCGGGGGCAGGGTGTACGTGCGCCCGTACAGCTTGAGCGGGTGCCCCTTGGGCTCGGGCTCGGCCTGCTCGGCGAAGAACGCGTCAAAGTCGGCGACCTCGACCTCGACCTCGCCCGGCTCGATCGGCTGCTCGGTCACGGGGTCGTCACCACCTCGGCGACGCTCGGGGCGCCGCAGCGGGTGAACGTCGCGCCCCACGAGGTCTTGGCGTTCGTCTCGCCGCCCTGCTCGCCGGGCGTGACGGTGCACTCCCACACGGTCCATTCGTCCTGCGACACGTGCCGGTAGCGCATGGTCCCGCGCGACTCCTCGCCGAACCGGAACGCCCACACCTTGTCGACGTAGTCCTGTCCGGCGTCGCGGGTGCCCGACGTGGCCGCGTACAGGCCGCTGACCTCGATCGTCGCCCCGCGCTGCATCACGTCCTGTTCGTAATACCCGTCACTGTCGAAAGTCGTCGTGTCGGCGGTCTCTTCGGACTCGCCCGGATTGTGGGTCCAGCTGGTGAGGTTGCCGAGGCGTACGAAAGTGTCCGGCGTCGCCGTCTCTATCTCGAACTCCCAGCCGCGGGCGTCGATGGGCCGTCCCATGCGGGGGCCTCCTATTCGGTGCGGTTGTCAGTGGGGGCCGACACGTCAAGGTCGAAATTCACGACGTGCTCATGTCGGCCGGAGGAATCGGGGCCCATCGGGGCCGGGGTGGCTCGCGCGGCGGCGAGCACAAGCCACGTGCCGTCGGGCAGCGCCACGCCCGCGAGGCCGTGCAACGCGCTGTAGATCCGCCAGCAGCGGCGGCGCGATACGCGCGGGTCGGGCCCGCCGCGCACGCGCACCTGTAGGCGCGGGGTGTCGTAGGCGTTGCGGGTGTCGGGGGCCTCGCCGTCGTACAGCCACAGGGCGACAGCGGCATCGGGGCCGGGCGGCATCGCCTCGACGAACAGATCGCCGGTCGTCCCGTCCGGGTCGTAGGTGACCAGGCCGAGGCCGTCGAGCAGGCGGGCGACGCCGTCGAGCGGGTCGAGGTCAGCCACGGAGCGACCTCCGCAGCTGCGCCGCGATGATCTCGGCGACCGCGTCGGCCTGCTCCGTGAGGGGGCGTTCGAGGTACTTCGCCGTCCGGCCCGGATCGTGCCGGTAATTCAGCTCCTCGTGTTGCCGGACCGCGTACACGGTGTCGTAGGACACGGCGGCCGTGAGGCGGGTCTCGTCGACCGTGGCGACCCCGGAGCGTTCGAGGGTCGCCTCTTCGATCGGGACGACCTTCCGCGACTCCGTGAGCACGTGCTCGGCGGCGATCCGCAGACCTCGCACGGCCCCGGCGCGGGTGCCGCGCATGACGGCGGGCCCGTTCCAGTTCAGGCGGGTTCGCTGGGTCACTCGGCGCTCACCTCCGTGCACTGCGGCACCGGCAGGCCCGGCGCGGTGTGGTGAGCGACGGCTATCGCCTTGGTGATCCGGCCGTCGGGGAGGGTGATCCGCGACTCGGCCGGGCAGTCGAGGCCAGGCTCGGCGATGATCTGCGCGGTGGACGTGACCTGTCGGCCCTCGCGGTCGCGGACAAGCCGGATCGTTTCTCCGACCAGGGCGGGCACGTCCTCGACCGGCGGCCCGTACTTCTGTCCGTACGCGCTGTCGCCGAGGTACGGCTCGACCGTGATCCGGTGGCGCAGCAGGTAGCGGGGGACGTTCACCAGATCACCCCCGGCAGCAGTCCCGCGCGCGTGAGCGCGCGTTGTGCGCGCGGCGCGAGGTCCACGTCGCCGGCTGCCTGGGGGCCGTCGCGGCGGTCGCCGAGCGAGACAGGGCCGATGGAGACGCTTCCCCACTTCCCGCCGGCCCCGGTGCCGTCGTCGCCCGTGGCGAGCTGGTACTCGCACTGGGCGCACACGGCGTCGGCGAGGACGCCCGCGACGGCCGGATCGGTCGGCAGGCCGGTGCCGTCGACCTCGTACACGCTGGTGAGTAGGGCGTCGTCGATGTCCTCGGACGCCCGCGCGAGCAGCCGCTCGGCGCCCGGCGGGGCCGGGGTGCCGGTCCACGCGGCCAACTGCTCGGGGGTGGCGTAGACGCGGCCCACCGGTCACCCCCCGTCGGTCGTGCCCTGCTCGGCCTTGCGGCGCGGTGCGGGGCGCTTGCGCTTGGGCGCCTCGACCGGCTCGGCCGCGATGCCCGGGGCGACGGACTCGCGCCCGTGCGGGTTGGCCTCGCCGGCTCCGGACGGTGCGCCCGTGTCGCTCGGCAGGGGGTCGACCGCTGCATCGCGCAGCGCGGTGCCGACCTGCTCGACCTCGACCTCGCGCGGGTCGACCGGCTCGACCGGCTCGGGCTGGTCCGGTGCCGTCTTGTCGACGCCGTACCCCCGGCGGCGCGCGTACGCGATGACCGCCGGGTCGTCCGTGGTGGCCTTGCCGTTCCGGAACCGGAGACCGGCGGGGCCGTCGCCTGTGAACCCCTCAACGGGGCTGTGAAGGGTGGCCATGGGTCACGCCACCTTCACGCCGCGCAGAACCGCGGCGGCCTTGGTCGCCTTGAGCGCGACGCCCACCGGCCCCATTTCGACTTCACCGGTCTTGACGGCGCCCGCGCTGGTGAAGTCGGGGAGCCACTGACGGACCAGGGCGCCGCCCGTGGTGCTGATGCCGTGGAAACCGTCGAGGCCGATCCGCACGGCGTAGATGTCGGTCGTACCGGCGGTGGTGTCGGTCGGGATCACGCTGTCGTTGCTGCCCGCCTTGGCGCCGAGGTCGACCAGCGGCACGCCGCGCCACGTGGTGATGGTGCGGCCGAACGCGTCGAGGGTGCCCAGCTGCGACACGAAGTCGCCGATGGTCTCCAGCGCCGCGAGGGCGTCGGCGTTCATCAGGAGCGCGGTCGGGGCGCCGTCCAGCTTGGCGTACAGCCGGCGCAGGTGCTTGAGCGCGGCAATGCCGGTCACCTGGGAGTTGACGGCCGACCAGTCGTAGCCGGTCGCGGTGCCGAGGTTGAGTTCGGTCGTCGAGCCGGCGAGGGCCTTGTCGAGGCCGTCGAAGCTGTCGGCGTCGACCGCCGAATCGCCGTTGATCACGGCGTCGGAAAACGTCGCGTTCGCCGCCTTGATCTTCTGCGACATCTGGAGGCTGACCTCACCGGATGCGGCCGGGCCCATGTTCGCGAGGACGCGGTCGATCTGGAACGCGCCGCCCAGAACCTTGAGGTCCGTGGTGTACCGCTGGCGCGTGACCTCCGTCTTGTCGTACTCGCTGTTGATCGCGCGGAAACCGGCGGTCGGCTGGGTGATCAGCCGGGTGTACCCGTAGGTGAGGGTCGCCCCGCCTCCCGCGGGGTTGACCACGTCGTCGAACGGCAGGTTGTCGAGCAGCCACGACGACTTGCGGAATTCGTCGATGACCATCAGGTCGACGTCATCCTGTGTGTTGAGCTTCGCCTGTGCGAGGGTCACGGCCATGTGCGGTTACTCCTGGGGTGTCAGCCGCCCAGACGGGCGGCGATTGCGTCGGTGAGGGTGGCGGGCTTCCGGTCGCCGGTCGGTGCGCCCTGGAACTCGGCGCCGCCGCGCGGGGGCCCGGCGGGCGCGGCGCGGTAGAGGTCGGGGTCGGTGGCGACCTCGTCCGTGATCGCCTTGCGCAGCTGCTCGGCGAACCCCTCGGCCGTCGGGTCGAGGGCGGCGAGCTTTTCCACGAAGGAACGGGAGTTGAGCAGGCGCGAGGCGTTGGCGCCCTCGGTCCCGGCGGCGCGGTACGCGGCGAGTTCCGAGCGGGCGGCGCGCAGCTGTCCGGAGAGGTCGGCGACCTGCTCGGTCAGCTTCGCGGGGTCCGGCGGGCCGTCGTCCTGGACCAGGCCGAGGGCCTTCCCGATCTGCTGGGCGATCTCGGTCCGGGCGTCGTCGGCGGCCTTCTGCTTCGCCGTGATCCGGCCCTTACCGGCCTCGGCGCGGGCGTCGCTGAGGGCCTTCTGTGCCCACGCGGGCAGGGTCGTTTCGTCGCCCTCGGCCGGCTGCTGCTGCGGCGGCGCGGCGGGCTTCTGCTCGGGCGGGACCTGCCCGCCCGGCTCGCCTGCCGGGTCGCCCTGCTGGCCGGTGCCGGTGCCGCCGGCACCCTGTCCGCCGTCGCCGCCTCCCGTGCCCCCGCCGTCGGCGTACAGGACCGGCGAGAACGGGTGTCGGGCGTACGGGTGGGCCCATCCGGCGCCGTCGAGGCGCGGGCGGGCGAGGGTGCGCGTGTTCATGGGGTGCACTCCTGGTGCGTTGGGCCCGCTCCTGGCGGGCGCGTTCGGACATGCGAAAGGGGCCCGCACCAGGCGGGCCCCTCGGTCGTGCTGTCGGTGGTGTGTGCTACTCGGCGGCGCTGCTCTCGCGCGCGCGGCGGGCGGGCGCGTATCCCTTGATCCACGCCCTCATGAGGATGGAACCGACGGCGTACGGGCAGGCGGTCGGCTCCTGGCCGGTCTCGCCTGCTGCCTTGCCCTTGGTGATCGCCTCGACGATCTGCTCGCGCGTGCCCACGCCGTCCCCCTATCTGCGCTGCTGCTCCTTGGACTCATTGAACCGGGCCGCAGCTGCCCAGCGCTGGGGCTTGCCGGTCGCCTGCTCGACGAACTCGGCTTGTGTCATGCGCCCGTTGTCGGCCCACCACTCCTTGAGTTCGTCCGAGGCGTTGGCGTACGCGACGCGGGCGGGCCCGCTGAACAGCGATTGCGGCGACCAACCGGCCTCCCTGCCACGCTTGTTGAGCAGGTAGCCGTTACAGTCGTGTTCCGCCTTGAGGAACTGCATGTACACGTATTCGTCGTACATCTCCCTCGCCTGTCGGCGGGTGATGCGCGGCTCGTCGTCGTGGTCGTCGCCGCCGGTCGCGGCCTGGTCGTCGCCCACGGCGGCGGCCCACACGGCGTCGTCGGCGAGGGCTCCCCACCCGTCGGGGTTCGGAGCGGGGTCGAGGGCGTCGGCGAGGGCGTTCCGGTCGGCGAGCAGGTCCTCGACCGCGTCGCCGGTGTTCGCCGGCTGCGGCATGTCGACGGCGTCGCGCCGGTCCATCTCGGCGGCGATCCTGAGCAGTTCCTCGCTGGTCGCGTACGACATGCACCAGGCGAGTTCGTCGTCGGACACGTCGGACAGGTCGCCGAGCAGCTGCCCGCCGGGGAACAGCCGGCCGAGCAGGTCGCGGCGGGCGGCCTCGGCGGCGATCAGGGCGAGCGTGTCCGGGTCGGCCCCCCGCGCGCGGGCGGCGAGGTCGTGGTCGGACAGGCCGACCAGGTCGGGGGACACCCCCGGCAGGCGTCCCGCGAGGTCGCGCCGGTCCATCTCGGCCATGACGCGCAGTGCGTCGCCGTCGTCGAGGTGGGGGAAGGCGCGGGCGAGTTCCTGGTCGCCGAATCCGGTCAGGTCGTCGGCGAGGGTGCCGCCCGGCGCGATGCGGCCGAGCAGGTCGTCGAGGTCGCGGCGGTCCGCCTCGGCCTCGATCCTCGCGCGGGCGCGGTCGTCGAGCAGGTTCGAGCGCATGGCGGCGGCGAGCTGGTCGTCGCTCATCTCGCGTACGGCCTGGTCGTCGCCCGACCACACGCGCGCGGCGTCGACCTGCTCGGGCGTGGGCGGGCCGGGCGGCTTGGGTGCGCCCGGTCGGCGGGGGCGCTGCTCGGGCGGAAGGTTCGAGGCGCCCGGCTGCTCGCGCTTGGGGTTGCGCCGTAGGCCGGGGTGCGCGGCGAGGTGGTCGCGCATGGCCCCTTGCCACTGTCGGACCTTGAGCCGTGCGGCGCGCTGCGCCTCGGGCGTGACGGCGGCGGCCTCGCGCTTCTTGTGCTTCCTGATGTTCCGCTCGATCGCCCGCTGTCGCTGTCCCTGCTCGTACCCGTCGGGGTCGCTCTCGGCCTGCTCGATCGTTGTCAGACCCGGGGTGTATGCGGATACGGAGTGCCTACAGTTCGGGTGCTGGAACCCGGCGAGGCGTGCCTCGTCAAGCGTCCCGGCGACCCGTACGGGGATCATGCGCCCGTCCTCGATGGCGTGCTCGACCTCGACCGTGCGCTCGCCGGTCGGGCCGTCGATGGCCAGTACGCGGCCCTCCCACGGGCGGCAGAGCGGGCACTCGCGCGGTGCGTCGGACACGTACACCAGGTCGATACCGGCGTCGGACAGGGTGCGCGTGTGCGCTTCCGTCGCGGCGCGGGCAACGCTGGTGCGCACGGCCATTTCCGCATAGCTGGTCAGCTGCCATCGGCGACCGGCGCGGTCGACGAACGACCGTATGCCCTCGTCGGCAAACCGGCGCATGGCGTCCTGTGTGGCCTGTCGGCGGGTGCCGGTGCCCAGTAGGGGCGTGGCGGTGACCTCGGCGACGATCGCCCGGAAGCGGTCGACCACGGCGCGCAGAATCGAGCGGTGGGTCGAGGTGACCAGGTCGACGGTTTCCTGTGCGAGCCGGTCGACCGACTGCGCGTTCGGGGTCACGTCGTCGACCAGGGCCCGCGCGTTGTCGGACAGTGCGCCGATCTCGGCAACCGCGGCGCGGTGCCCCTCGTTGTACGCCTCGGCGACGGCGTCGAAAACCTCAAGGGTCACGGCCTTGCCCAGCTCATCGACGACGCCCTGTGAGGCGCGGCGTAGCTGCTGGATGGCGGCGAGCTTCCGCTCGGCCCACCCTGGGGCGTCGAGGCCGGCGGCGAGCTGCCGGGCGACGATGCCGAGTAGGCGTTCCTCGGCCCCCGCGTACAGGTCGCGGGTGCGCTCGGCGAGGGGTTCAACCATGCCCGGGTGGATGGGCACCGGCTCACCCCCCGTCGGTCACGCGGCCATGGGGAAGTTGCCGACGGGGTCCGGCGCGGCTGCTCCGGTCTCGGCGAGGATCGCCGCCACCTCGGCTTTGACCGCGGTGTCGTCCCACGTCGGGTTGAGGATCTTCACCTTCGTTGCGGTCGACACGGCGCCCGCGCGGGCGAGCAGGTCGAGCGTGGTCGCGGTCGCCTGCTCGCTCTCGGCGACGCCGTCGCCGAACTCCACCCGCGGGCGCTCGGGCTTGATCTTGCTCCCGAACAGGTTCGCGTCGAGCTGCAACATGACGTTGCACATGTCGGCAACGGCGTGTTTCCAGTAACCGGCCTTCTTGCGGCGGGTGACCATGCTCCGTTGGTCGCGGCTCTCCACCTGCGTTGCGGTGACCGGCTGTCCCTCGCCGTCGAGGCCGAACGACTGGGGCGAGTAGCCGGCGGCCTGGGCGGCTTGTCGCATGATCGCTTCTGCGGTCCCGCGGTGCTCCTCGACCCTGATGTCGAACTGATTCAGCGTGATGCCCGCGCCCTCGTTGGGCGGCATCTTGAGGCTGTGCCAGACCTCGCGGTCGTCGTCGAACGACGCCCCGCGGCCGGGCCCCTCGTTGCGCATGTACCCGTCCGGGATGATCAGCCGCGCGCGGGCCAACCGGATATCCCGCATCCACGATGTCCACACCTCGTCGAGGCCGTCGAACATGTCGTAGATCGGCGCGGCATAGTCGCTGCGCCCGATCGGGGAACCGCGGTGCAGCCGGTTGGGCAGCATGTTGGGCACGTACGCGGCGGTCAGGTCCCGGATGCCGGTCGCGATGCTGTCGCCCTCGCCGTCAAGGTCGAGAGAGTCGACCAGGTCGGCCGTATCGGGGTGCTCGGTGAGCGGCACCCGGCGGCCGACGCGGTCGCCGCTCCCCTCGTACAGGGCGTGCACGATGCGGCCGGGTTCGTGCCGCTCGAAGTGCCGCCACACGGTCGACTCGGTCGAGCCGTCCAGCTCGCGCCAGAAGTTCACCGCGCGCAGCATCCCGAACCGGAACTCAGGTACGGCGCCGTCGGGCTGCATGACGGTGAGCAGCGGGCGCGCGGCTAGGTCGCGGTCCCACGTCACCCGGAGGAACACCCCGGACAGGGCGGCGGCCTGCTCGGCGGCGCCGAGGAACGTCTGTTGTACGCGGCCCTCGTCGAGCAGCAGGTCGAGGCGGTCCTGTGTGGTCGTGTCCTCGACCTTGATCGTCGGCATGTCCGCGAACAGCAGGTCGGCGCTGGTGCTCGCGATGTCGCCGGCGAGGGGGACGTGTAGGCGGTTGTCGCGCCGGTCGGGGCGGTTCTCGAACGTCTTCCGCCCCCACAGGCGGCGGCGCTCGGTCGGGCGCTTGTGGTTGCCGTAGACGCGCGCGAGGCGCTGCCGGTCACCGGAGTACCACGCGTCGTCGAGGCGCATCGCGTCGTACAGCGGGGCCCACGCCGGGGGCGGCCATGCTGCGCCCTGGTCAGGGAGTGCCATCGTCGCCCCCTTCCTCGCCGGCCTCGATCGCCTCGGCGGCCTCGCGGAACATCGCGGCGAGGGCGGGGCGCAGCTGCTCGCCGGGGGCGAGGGTGAGTTCGCCTACCTCGACGGTGTGCTCGCCGACGCTGAAACGTACGGGCAGGGTGAACGATGCGGTCATGGGGCGGCGGCCTCCCTGGGTGCGGTGAGCAGGTGCCGCCACTCGTGCGCCGTCGAGTGGACGGCGTAGCGCAGTGCGTCGGCGCTGTGGTCGGCCACCTTCAACGGGGCGTCCTCGCCGCGCTCAGTGGCCTTGGGGTCCCAGCTGTAGCCGGGCAGTTCGGCGAGCAGTCCCTCGCACGACTCGTGTACGAGCAGCCGGTCGGCGGCGAGCAGGCTCGACACGGACCGGATTCCGTCGGCGACCTCGTTCGAGGCGCGCGCGAGGCCGGGGTGTCCGTCCTGCCACATCTGGGTTGAGAAAGAGGCGGCGCTCGGGTCGATGAACGTCCACTCGGGCGTGATGTCGAGACCGGCGAGCCACGCCCGCACGGCGGCGCTGTACTGCGCGTCGGTCATGCTGCGGTGCGCGGCGCGCGAGTCGTGGCGCCACTCGGCGGCGGCGTACAGCCGGCCGTCGACACCCTCGCCGAGCAGGATCGCCGAGAACGGGTTCGTGGTGCCGTAGTCGACGCCACACCAGTACCGGCGCATGTCCGGCAGCTGGGTGACGACGTGGCGTCCCTCGTCCCACATGTCGAAGATGGCGCCCTCGGCGACGACCCACGCGCCGTCGATCATCCGGCGTTTCCAGAGTCCGACGTACTCGGCGGCGAGGCTCGCCACGTACTCGGCACTCAATGACGGGTTGTCGGACAGCTTGAAGTGCCACGACGCGAGGTTCAGTTCGGCGGCGCGGTCGAGATAGCCGGTCTTGAGCCAGTGCCTCGGGCTGTCGGGGTTGGTGGTCAGGTACAGGCGCGCGCCCGGCACGGAGAGGCGGGCGAGCAGCTGCACGAAAAAGCCCTCGGGCAAGAGAGTGCCCTCGTCCACGTACGCGAGCTGCGCCGTCAAGCCGCGTAGGCGGCCCTCGGCGCGCGCGTCGGCGGCGCCGATCAGGTGGACGGTGCGGCCAAGGATGGTCGCCGTGGTCGCCCCGCGGGTGTGCACGATGTGCCGGGCGAGGGGCCCGAACAACGCGCGGTCCTGTAGGGGTTCGAGGCAGTTCCGTTCGATGGTCTGGAGCGACCGGCCACAGATGATGATCAGGCCGGACGGGCCCGCCGTGGCGACGGCGATCACGAACGCGAGCAGGCTCGCGATGGTCTTCCCGGACCGAACCGACCCGTGCCATACGTTGATACGGCGGGTGGCCTGTCCGATGCTGCGCAGCTGCTTACGGGACAGGGGCAGACGGTCGAGGTCGAGCAC